CGCAGCGTATCTCTTTCATGGGCTGCAAATCCCTTACAAATCTGGTAGCCTTGCGCCCGCCTGTCGACAGGTGGCGTGGCCTTGGCTACCGTTGCAGCTCATCTCTGCGATGGCAGTGCTGTATCGGGTGTTGACGCACCCGGCACAGCGCCGCGTCTTTTTACTGCTTCACTCGTTCTAGGGCGGGTTGTTGTTTTCCTCCTTCCTCGTCGCTTTTTTCCTGAACCACGGGCGCTTGATCTGTCAGCCAATCCGGAATGATTCCAAGACCGGTGTAGCGCACGGCAATGCCGTTTATGGCAAGGGTGGTTTTCAGGGTATAGGGTTCACCGGTATCGACGAGATAAAGCGTGTCTTTGCGGTGGTCTTCGAGCGTGCCCCACTCTTCTAATACAGCCACGGCAACTTTGCCTTCGGGCACGTCATCGGGTGGGGGATTGAGCTTCGCGCCGAACGGAATGTTGTAGGTACCCGGAGACAGCGCCAGTTCGGTCGCAATGACCGGATGCAGGAATGCGCCGTCAGGATCGGTTTGGTATACGGTGATCTGGTTCATGGAAGTCCTTTATCGGTAGTGGGCAAATCGGATTGAAGGGTGACGCAGACACTGCAAATGCAAGAGCGTTGGGTAGCAGACAGTTGGACGCTACGCAATTGGTTGCGGGTGTGGTCGGGGGGGCAATGCATTATCAAGGCACCAATGGGCCGTTCGGCATGGTTGTTGTGGCTCACGCGGCGGATAGCGGTTCCAGTGGCCACACCTTCGCTAAAGTGGATTTCGATAATTCCCGGGTCGCGCGGACATCGTCGGAAAACCGCTCCGTTAACACCTCCTATCACCCGCGCCTACATGCCTAACCTAAGCATGGACGCGGGGGTGGTAGACAACGTTGACCGGCCGGGTTTCGGAGCCACCAGTTGGCAGAGACTGCAAGCCAGATACTGGTCCGATACCGTAGATATCGACAAGGTTTTGACTGACGTTGCGGTAATTGCTTCGCGTAGCGCGTAGACGATGCTGGCTGCCCTGGCGGCAGGAGACTGGGGTTGTCAGCGTACGCAGATTGGTCAAAATGGGTGTGCGCTGCAATCGCACCATTTTGCCGACTACCCAACGCTCTTGCATTTGCAGTGTCTGCGTCGGTTCCGCTGTACCGGCGGAACATGTTGCGCAGATCCGGCACGCGGAATTGGCTATCAGACACATCTACGAACCAATGTGCGCCGATGTTGGCTGTCCAATCGGACTGGCTGACGACCAGGTCGTTTTCTTGCGCGTAGCCCCAAAGGCCTGCGTAGGCGCTTTTCGAGAGCAAACCGCCCACGGCGTCGATTTCGCTAGCTAAAGGCGCGCCCGTATGGCCGTCCACAGGCCTGCCGCACAGCGGTGAGCGGTAGCCAGTGTAATACGGCGTGATCACCCAGACCCAGACCTCGGCCACATCGGCGACGATGACCGGGCCAATGTCGGTAGTGGGCAGCGTCGCCAGCGTGACGATTTGGGGACCAAAGCTTGCGGGCTTGTCGGTGACTTCGCTCCATTTCGGCCAGCGCGTAGCCTGAGCCGGTTTGCCGGTTACGTCGGTCCAGGCGTGTTGGTGTGGGCTGGCCGCAAAGCTGGCGGGTTTGTCGGTGACTTCGCCCCATTTCGGCCAGCGTGTGGCCTGAGCCGGTTTGCTGGTGACGTCGGCCCAGGCGTGCTGATGCGGGCTGGCTGTAAAGCTGGTCGGCACCCCGCTCAAGCGCGCGAAGGGTAGCGGGCCGTTAAAGCTGGCTAGCAACGCATCGCTGTTGGCCTTCAATTCCACCTGCGCTTTTAGATACACGGTGCGGTTGGCCAGCGCCAGCGCCTGGCGGTTTGCAATGCCTCCGGTGGCCGGTTCTGGCTGCACGGGTCCGCCTAAAACTGGATCGGTGGTCTCTAACTGATAGACGCCGGGCGTCCAGACGGCGGTTTCTTCAAGATTGGCCATGGTTATGCACTCCCGTGGTTGTATTGCCCATCGAACGCGGCCAGCGCGTTGTAGCGGATGGGGACGGATTGATAGTCCAGCCCGGCCAGGAGGCATCGGGCGGGGGCATAGGCCGCGAGCGCACGGCGCAGCGCCTGGGCCTGTTCGTTGGTGAGTGCGCGGTCGAGCAGGATGACGCGGTAGATCGGCCAGGCGTGGGGGTCGCCGTGAACCATGTGGCCGTTATAGGTGTACGCGCCGTCGTAGTTGAGCTTGCCGATACCCTCTTGAATTTGGATGCGACCGAAGCCCAGCCTTTGCACCAGCGTATGCAAGGCGCGCGGCGTCCCCTTGATGCGGTGCATGGCGATGGAGTCTTTAATCAAACGGCGCTGCTGCTCGGGTGTCTCGGCGAGATTCCAGCCTTCGATGCCCATGACGTGGAACTGTTCAGCCAACGGCAAGAGCGCCGCCTCGGGCGCGGTATCGATGAGATACAGCAAGAGATTGTCCAGTGGCAGACTGGCGTACTGCTCCCAGAGCAGGTCGCATAAGGCAGAAAAGCGCGGATCGGATTCCAGCGCGGGCGGTAATGTGGGTTTGTCAAACTCAGCCATTGACCGCTCCCGCGTCTGTCAACGTCACGCCTGTGCAGCGTCCCCACTGGTGGCGTTCCAACACTTTGAAGGCCGGAGAGGTGGCCTGTACCCGGTAGACGCCCGGCACGTGCAGCACGGCCGAAATTTGCTCAGGCACCAGGTCTACGCCAAGCAACCGCTTGCGGTCATCCAGCCAGACATCAAGCGCATCGCGGGCGCGGGCCATGGCATCGGTACGGTCAGCGCTGGTGTAGAAAGTGAGCGCCGCAGAAATGGCGTAATCGACCACCTCGGGCGCTCGCACAAGCACGGTGTCGGTTAACGGGCGCACCCGCTCATCGGACACGGCTGCTGCGACCTGCGCGATCAAGGCCTCGGACGGCAAGCCGGATTCGGTCAGCGGGTACAAAGCGACTTGTCCTGGCGGCTCACCCTCGGCGGGGCCGTAGACCGCAACATCGACGATGCTTTGATGGGCAGACATAGCATGATGCCGGTACGCGCCATAGCTGCCCGCGTTCGTGTACGCCTCGGGCGCGGACATGATGCGCGCGCGGTAGCGATCATCGGTTTCCACGTCTGCGCCGCCCGCACTTACTGTGATGTTGCTGGCGGTGATCGGCAGACCCGATTGCTGTGCGTTGATCTGATCGGGCAGCCAGCCGTTGCCTTGCTCTCCTGGTTCTGTACAAGTGGCAGTGACGGCGACCGGATTTACACCTACGTCTATCGCTTCATCGGTTGCAAAACTTACCCGCCCGTCGGCGCTGGCGATCAGCGTTCCCGCGGGGACCATGACCGACGCGGGATTGGGCGCGCCGGTCGGATCGGGTGCCGTGCGCGTAAACGTAATTCTGGTTTGCGCCGCTGCCGCAAGCAGACGCTGCGTACCCACCAAATCGCCCAGATAGTCCAGAAACACGCCGCTGGATGTGCGCACCAACATTTTTTCGCATGCAGCCTGTATCGCCGCCAAATTCAGACTGTAGGCGTAGGCCAGCACGTTGATGTAGAGCCGCTCGATTTGCCCCGGATGCAGGGTTTTCTTGGAAATGATCTCCAAGTGACGGATCAGATCAGCCTCAATTTTCTGCGGGTCGTTGGCGACGAACTCGGGCGCGGGCAGCCTATTCATGCCCGCCCCTCGTAGGTGACTTCGCTGTCGCGCAGTACGCCGTCGGCCGCTTGCCAGACGACGCGCAAGCGTATGTGGTGACCATCGACCCGCACATCTATCTTGACGACGTCAGCGCGTTTTTCCCAACGGCGTATCGCCGTGATGGCTTCGCGCACTAGATGTGGCGTGGCACGATTGACCGGCCAGTCCAGATAGTTGTGACCACCGAAACCGAAGTCTGGACGGTGGCGGTCTGTGCCTTTGGGCGTGGTCAGAATGATGCGGATGGCTTGATCAATGTCGGCCCAACCTTCCACGACCGCGCCGGTTTCGTAAAGACGCGGTTGCCAGTGGGCGCTATGGACGGAAGAAAGCGTAGCCGGGGTAGTCATGTCCGGCAGGATAGGCGGCAGAGGTGGTGCGTCGCTATTAATCTGGTTTAAAGATTGCTGGGGCTTTAGTGGCTATGGTGATTGCTGTTGCCGCCGCCGTCCATGACAGAACCCGTCGCATCAATGTCGCCCTTGACCGATACGCGGCCTTCAATCGTGGCAGTTGCGCCACCAGTTGCGCCACCACTACCACCGCCCTGGACTGCCATGCCGCCTTGCACCGTCAACTTGCCCTGCACCGTCGCATTGCCGGTCATCGTGACTTGCGGCGCATCCAGAGTCACGCTTGCGCCTGCTTGCACCAATACCGTGGTTGCAGCGATAACTTCGACCTTGCCCACACTCTTGATGCGGTGGGTGTGACTGGCCGGGTCGTAGAGTACCTCGGTGCCGTCTTTGAACCGCACGTATTCCTGGTCGTCATCGACCACGGGCGGCGGCTCGGGCCCAGAATAGACCGACCCCAGATACGCGCCGTCCACGCCGTTGGCGGCCAGCAGAATTTGCACGTGCGCGCCCATGTCGGGCAGACTGCGATGCTTGTTGTGGTGGGTGTTTCTTTGCTGCACGGGTAGCCAGTACGTCACGAGGTTGTCGCGCTCGGGCAACCTCACGCGGATGCAGCAGGTCTGCGCGTCCACGGCGGTGACAATGCCGTAGTGTAGGCTCGCGGCGCTGTTCTGGTCATGCAACATGGCGGCTTCTCATCGTGTCCTGACAGTCTGACCGTCTTTGATTCCATAGACCGCAAGCGGTTTTTTCGGTACGGCGACAGGCGCAGCCGGTGCATTTTCGTCTGCCGCGCGCACACGACAAAACTCAATATCCGTGGTGTAGCCGCCGCTACGGTTCAGCACATGGCGGCTGGTTTGAATCAGATAGTTGCCATCCAGCCGCCCCGCGCCGGTCAGCGTCAGGACGCTACCCGCAACCAATCTCGGGCGACCCAGCAGACTTGCACTGCCTTGGGTCTGCTCGCGGTTGGCGCGCGCCAGCGCGCAGCGTGCTTTGGCATCGGCCTGGGCGGCGTTGCTCGTTCTCGTGGTGCGCTTGGCCGTGTCGGCGCTGGTCGTCGCCTTGGAGACGCTGGCGGGCAAGGCCGCGACGGTTCCATCGTTTTGCACCGAGTAACTTACCAGCTTATTGGTCTTCGGATTATGGCTTTTAATCGAGGCCGATTTCGGCACCTCTTTGATCTGATCGCGGATCCGCCAGCCAGGCGCAAAGGCCGACACGGCAACACTGGCGACAGGGTCTGTCGCCATCAAATCAGCGATGGCGTGAAACACCAGACGGCGTCCGACCACCTTGAACGCATAGTCATACTCTCCGGCCAGCTTGGTCAAAAATACGCCGTCCGATTCGGATTGCGTCAGCCGATCCAGCATGATAGGTTCGATTTTGCCGGTCAGATCCAGCCCGTGGCGGGTAGCAATACGTTTTGCCACCGCGTCCAGTGTGGTGTTCTCGTACGCGGCATATTCGATGGTGCGCAAGCTCTGCCCGATGTTGGCGGCCAGCGCGCGGATGCGTACCGTACTTGGGCCGCCTTCAAACTCGATCTCGTCGATCTGGAATGTGCCGACCTGCACCAAATCCTGCCCTTGCCAGCCGATGGCTACCGTCAGCGTATCGCCCTTGCCCGGGTACCAGGCGTTTTTCCAGCGCCCGTCTACGTCTTCAAGTGCAAGCTCCAACTCGTCGGATTGGTCGGTCAGATAATCGGTATAGGTCAGCGACAGCAGGTATGGCGATACATCGCTGGTGACGTCTTTTTGCGCGTAGCGAACAGAATAGCGGCTGCGCGCAAGCTCGGAAGGCAAGCGCAACGCATCCATCAGCGCATCCACGGCGGTAGAGATTGTGTGTCAGCCGTGCCGGAACGGCGCGGCAGTACCGGAATGGTCAGCGTGAGCCCCGTAGGCAGCACTGGCGTAATCGGCACGTGCGGATTTGCTGCGATGATGGGAGGATAGCGCCAGGCGTTGCCGTAGTAGCGGTACGCGATGGCGTCCCATGTGTCGCCTTCGATGGTGGTGTGGGTCAGGTAGGACATGCACAGTTCCTCGTCATTAACGCCTACGCATCGCCACGTCAGCAGTCAGCGACAGTAACGCGCCGCGCGCCTGGTCAAATTGTTGCAACGCGCCGACAGCCACCTGGCTGGCATCGGCCATCTGCCCGATGATGGTAGAAGGTTGCGGGTTGGTCAGGCGCGTTTGCATGGTCTGCAACTGCAATGCGAGGTTCACACCCAGTTGCGTGACGCTGGCGGCCTCGGAAACACGGCCCCCAAGTTCCTGCATCGTGGACACAGAACGGGCGGCTTGGCCCAGGGATCCCAAAATTCCGGGCACTTGCGCGATGGCAGCCGCGGCAGACATCCCTCGCGCACGGCTCAGCGTTTGACTGGCATTGCGGATGACGTTTTCAGCCTGTCGGGCGGCGCTGGCCAGCGCTTGCGCATGGGTCAATGTCTGTTCGGTACGCGTCATCAACCCCGGCTGCACGGGCGTGGTTGGCGATGCGTTTGCGGCGATGTCGGCCAAACCGGGACGCGGTGTGGGGGCAACAAACTCTCCGGTGTATTCGCGTAGCGTAATCTGCAATTCAGCACTGATGATGCGCCCGCTGGCGGTGGTTTTTTTGGTGATCAATACACCTTCAACAATCAGCCACGGCCCCAGACACGTGCCGTCTCCCATAACCAATGCCAAGGGTTCTTGTTTGGCTGTGGCCATGCGGATGGCACGCAAACGGGCATCGACATCGTGCAATCGCTCGTGCAGCAGGATGGTCCAATTGATTTCTTCGAGCTCGCCGCCGACCGCCTCCACCAGCGGTTTGCCAGAGATCCGTTCGTGCTCGACGAACGTTGCAGAAAACCGCTGCTCGGCTCCGCTCGGACTCCCAATGACTTCAAATTCTATCTCGCCCAGAATCGCCCACATTACGCGACTCCGATGGAATCGAACGAACGGCGATGCGCGCGGATTTTATGTTCACGCATGAGCCGTTCAAACTGCTGCGTCAAGTCGGCAGACGCTTTGTGCAAGACTTTTTCCAGCAGCGCTTCGATGTTCTCGCCATCTCTCCCCTGCACGTTGATGGTGGGCGAAAAGTGGATGACGATGCCCGCGTCGCGCTCTGGCCCAACCGCGCGATGAGGTTCTGATACCGGCGCAGGCGGGATGTCGGCAAGGGTCGAAACCGCAGTTGCGGGCGCAAGATTGGGCGCAACCGCGAAAACAGGGGCCGCCAACACGGGTGCTGCCAGAGACACTGCGGTCGCGGCCGCCATGCCCAGTGCGGCCTGTTTGACCAGCGCTTTCGATCCGGTAATCCCAAGTGCAGCACCTTCTGAAATATTCGCGCCCAGCGCCATGAACACGCGGCTGGGACTGTTGATACCCAGCTTGTCGCGAAACCAGCCTGTGACGCTCTCGCCGATGCCGACGATGCTCTCGCGCACGCTGCTTGCCATGTTGGTGATGCCGCCGATCAAACCTTCCATCAAGGCTTTGCCGCTGCCGGCGAAGTCTTTGGGCAGATCAGACTTGAACCAGTCCATCACACCTGTAAATGTCTTGCGAAACAGCGCCAGCGGAGAAAAATTTTCAAGCTGCTTGGACACACCCGAAATGCCACCGTCAAACGCGGTTTTAGCGCCCTCCCACACGCCACCGAAAAAGCCGCCAATACCTGTCCACGTCGATTCTGCAACACCGCGCAGACTCGTCCACTCTGACGGCAAGTCAGCGCTGATACCACCCCAGGTGCGGCTTGTAACGCTGGCCACACCGTCCCACACGCCACCAAAGAATCCCGTCAACCCGCCCCAGACCGATTCGGCCGTGCCGGTGATACCGTTCCAGGCGCTCGTGGTGACGCTCGTCACATCCTGCCAGACACTGTCTGTCACGCGCTTGATACCTTCGAGCGCGCCGCTGGCTGTGTTGGTCAACCCCTTCCAGGCGTTATCGAACAGACCCGTCACACCTTGCCATGCACCGTCAAACATGCCCGCGATGCCAGAGGTAAACGCCCCTATGATCTTGCCACCAAACTCGCTGAAATTATCCGGAAGCTCTACCCCGAACCAACCCGCGACGCCTGCAAACGCTTTGTAGAACAGGCCCAGCGGTGACCAGTCGAGTATCAGTTTGGAGACGCCAACGATGCCGCCATCGAAAGCGTCTTTGATGCGCGCCCACATCCCGGTAAATACATTGGTAACCGCGCCTCCCACACGTTTAAAAAACCCGCTGATCGGCTCCCAGTATTTGTAGATCAGATACGCCGCGCCCGCGATGGCGGCAACGGCGATGCCGATGGGGCTCATCAGCATCGCGCGGCCCAATCCCCAGACCGCCTTGGTGGCTACGCGCAATCCTGTGACCAACCGGCCTGCCAGCGCACCAGACAACGCCTGCACGCGAGCCAACTTGGTCATAAGCGCGCCCCGCGCCAGCACGGTTCCCGAACGAAACAACGCCATGCGTGCTTGCGCCAACGCGATGCCCGCACGCAAAACGTGAAACGCTTTTGCAACCTGCGTAAGGGGGATCATCAGTTGCCTGAAGATAAACATGGCACCTACTGTCGCTACCCGCATGCCTACAAAGCCTGCAACGAGGCTGCCGATGGCTGTTACCACGCCAGGATGCGCACGCACAAAATCCGCGATACCCGCAACCATAGGGGCGAGCGCGTTGACGACCCCCAACAGCGACGGCAGCAGCGCCTGGCCTATATCCAACGCTAAGTCGTTGACCGTGTTCTTTAACGCCTTCATCTGTTCGATGGGAGATTCCTTTCTCAAGTCCGCAAGCGTATTCAGGCTGCCCTCGCCGGATGCGCCGGTCATCTGCTTGTACGCATCCTGATTGTTATGGATCGACAGCGCAAAGCGCGCGGCGTTGGCATCCTTGAACACTTCGCCAAGACCCAGCTCGGAGAGCATGGTAGAGATGCGCCCGTCGTCACCCGCGAGCAACGCTTGCTGATCGCGGGTAGAGAGACTATCGCGGATGAACGCGCCCGCCAGCTCCAGACTGGCTTGATACTGGCTCATGCCGGATTGCTGCAACTCGGCCATTGAGGTTGCGTAGTCCACGCCCGCGCGTTCATACGCGACGGCGACTTTGGAATCGTTCAGGCTCGACAGCCAGCTTTGCAGCCCGGCCTGCGCGTTGGCAGCTCCCATCGCGCCTTCGGCAACCTGCAAGCCTGCGGCGAGTTCCGCAATGGCCGTATCGCCCTTCAGTCCCGTCGCCTTGATCGTGTCGCCCAACTGTGCGAAGGCGTTGACCATCATGTCGGGTGTAAATTGACCGCGCTCACCGATGGCAATCAGGCGCTCAATGCCACTTTGCATGCTCTCGCGATCCACAGCGCCCATATCGCGCAGCGCCAGCATTGCGCCGGTGGTCTGTTCCGAGGACGTGCGCAGCGCCGTCATGGTCTGACCCATCAGACCGAGTTGGCTTTTGGCTTCTTCAAAACTCGCACCGCCCGTGATCAGCTGATGCGCACCCAGCGCCAGATCGTCGCGGCTTTGATTGGTGGTCGATACGTTCACCCGAATCGCATCGCCCAGCGCAGATTCCTGCTCGGCAGATAACCGCCCCTTGATGCGGGTGTCTCGCAGCGTGTCGGCAAAGGATGCCGCTTGACCGGCAGTGGCGATGGCCCCCTTGACCGTGCCCCACGCCGCCATCGCAGTACCGGCCAGCTTGCCCCAGCTTTGTTGACCGGAGGCAATGGCAGTGTTGCTGCGTGCAGCCGCCGCGGTCAACTGGTCGTGTGCCGTGCGTACCCGCCCCAAGGCGCGGCCCAGGCGGTCGTAGTTGGATTGCTGCTGTGTCAACCCCGTGCGCGTGTCGCGAGCGACGCGAATTTGCGCCAGACTTAACGCCCGCGAACTTTTGGTCAAGCCATCAAGACTGCGGCGCGTGGACGCCAGCATCGAACCGACCGAGCCTTGCGCGACCGCGCCGATAGTCAGGCCAATACCGACCGTGCTGCTTGCCATGTGATGCCCCGGTTCCTATAATTTGCCCATGACTGCACCTGCCGCAATCCCTGAGGACACGCCACGACTCAAACCTGTCGGCACCTTTGAATGGGTAATGACCGTGCTGATGTGCTTGATCATGCTGGCGATACCTGTGGCGCTGGTCGTTGGCATGTGGCCTGCCGTGACGGGCGACAATTGGATATTGGCGCTGTTAACGGCGCTGGTCATAGGCGTTGTCCTCGATGCGCTGATCGTCTGGCTGTGTGGACCGCTCATTGCCCTGATCGTTGGCCCGCTTGCCGCCGTGGTGGTCGGCGTGTTCGGTGCGCTCCGGTTCCTGTACGGCAAACTGCGTACCCCCTAATCATCGCCCCGCATCCGTCGGTTGTGTTCCTGCGCCGCCTCAAACCAGCGCCAGTAATCTTGCATGTCCAGCGCATCGATCTCCGAGGCCCCGAATCGCAGCACCAACACTAACCACTCATCGACCCGTTGCAGGGTGTCAGGGTCGCGGCGCTGAATGCCCGAGCTGGCCGCGAAACCACTGCACCCACTGGGCGTTATCCTCCAAAGCCAGTTTGTCCACGTCTTCCATCGTCAGCCCCGCCAGGCGCGCAAACAGAAATGTTTCCTGCTCGAATTCATCTTTGCTGAACTGGTTGGCGGCGCGCAAATCGGCGCGGCGGGCATGGCGCAGAGAAATCCGTTCAATGCGCACACCCGCCGCAGTGGTAAACGGATGTTTGAGGGTAAATTCGATGGCAGCGGGTTGTTCTGCAGCCGTGTCAGTTTTGATTGTCATGAGGGATCCTTGTTTGATGAAAAACGTTTACATGCCCAGATTGGCGCGATACCGCGCCAACTGGTCCACGCCGTTGACGCGATAAATATTGTTGGGGTAGTCGAGCATCAGCACCTCTCGTCCGCCAATCATTTGCCGGATCGAAATCGCCGAGAACGGCGTCTCGTACTTGGCGGGTTCGCGGGCCTTGTAGCTGCCCAATTGATACCCTTTGAAATTGACCGTCAGGTGCGAAGCCAGCTGCACCTCGTCGGTGCGGCCCTGGCTGGTGTGTACGTTGATGCTCGATAAGCATTGCAGCGACACCGCCGTGAAGGGCGAAGCCGTCAAGACCGCCGCGTCCTCATATAAGCTGGTCCAGATAATCTTGCCTTCGAGCTTGTCCAGCCCGTCGGGCAACTCCATCAGTCCGACCAGCCCGAGCCCCGCAAAGTCGCTCATGACGGTGTTCACCGAACCGAGGTCTACCTCTTCGGCGCGACCGAAATAACTGTTGCCGTCCAGGTACACGGCGGCGTTGGTGATACGGTTGATTTGCAAACCGGCCATGATCAGTTGCCTCCAAAATTGATGAGGTACTCGTCGGTAATTTCCGTCTCGAAGGTACCGCGTTCAAAGGGCGGGGGAATCGTCAGCTTGTAGTTGAAGACGACGTTGCCCAGTTCCAGATTCTTGGGCGGATTTCTGGCTTCGTCGTACCAGCACTCGCCGCCAAGCAGCGCCCCGTCGCCAGTCATCTTGCGCAGGAATTGGTTGACGCTTTCGACCACCGCATTAATCAGCGCGCCCGTGATCGGACGATCCACGAATTGCAGACTGGAATAGCGGATGGATTCATCGACAATATCCTTCGTCCTGCGCACGTTGATGAAATTTTTGACGTGCGTGAC